GCTGCACACCCATTGGAATCCGTTGGTCGCATCGCAGCAGCAGGTATCCATAGAGTATGTTTACCTACGGAAGCAGGTGCTTGCCAAGAACAACTATTATCCCCGTCTTCTCTTAAATATTTTGTACCACCACCTTCACCCGTACTTTTAAGTTCCGTGCCTTCTAAATCTATATAAGCACCATCTACAGCAGTTCCATTCCATACACCTGATGCAATAGTTCCTGTCGCAGTAATATTAGCTTGTGTGAAGTGTTCATTTGCAGCAAAGTTTCCCAGAGAGTCATGGTCTATATCACCATCTGAAACAGCTCCGGTTGAACCTGAAACGCTTGTGACTGGCGGTGTCTGCCAAGAGCAAGTTCCATCACTATCTTCCCGTAAAAATTTCGTTCCCCCTGCCTCGCCAGTTGAAAGTACAGCTGTGCCTTCTGGGGCACTACCACCTACAACAGGCGTTCCATCTGCTTTTACATAACTGATACATTGTACAGTATTAGAACCTGTAGATTGAAAAGTTGCTACATCCCCTGCTGCTGTTGTGATATTAGCTTCACTTGGTAAATCCAAATTAGTAGCATGATGTGTCATTGTTAATGCTCCATCAAACTGGAGAGTAAATTGACGGTCAGCAGCAACCGTCATAGCTGCAAAACTAACTGTACCTGTTACATTAAAGTAATCTCCATCTGTGTCAATTACAAGTGGAGAAGCTGAAGTTAAATCTCCACCTTTCTCTGTCTGCATATAATTACCGTTTGCATCGAGAAAACCACCTAATTGCGGAGACCCATCAGCAGCCACACTTGCTATACCCCCTGCGGCAGTTTGCCAAGAACATGTTCCATCGCCATCTTCTCTTAGATATTTTGTACCCCCTGCCTCTCCTGTGCTTTTTAACTCTGTACCCTCTAAATCCACATAAGTACCGTCTATTGCCGTTCCCTGCCATGTTCCGGAGGCTACCGTTCCTGTTGCCGTGATATTAGCCTGTGTGAAATGTTCATTGGCAGCAAAATTTGCCAGAGAATCGTGGTCTATGTCACCGTCTGCAACTGCTCCAGTTGAGCCTGAAACACTTGTAACTTTTGCATCCGTATATGCCGTACCTATACTTGTGCCATTCCATACACCAGTTGCAATAGTACCAACAGAAGTTAAAGATGACGATACTATCGTACTGTCTAACCCAGTCGGGTCTATATACCATTGAGCAGCACCTGTTATCTGTTTTATAATATATCGTATACCCGACAATTCTTCAGCAAGTGATGTTGCTAAAGATACAGATGCACCGGGATACGGGTCTCTAGTTGTCTGCATAGTTGCCGCATTTGCAGAATAGTCATCTATTATGGTCGGAATCATATTTGTTATATGATTATTGTGGTCTGCATTATATATAGTATCTGTTAATACCGTACCTGTAGACCGAGTTGTATGTGAATAATTTGCACCCATTTACTGCCTCCCTTTATTCAACTTCAATTTTTTCATCACCCGGAATAATATATAATAAAAACTTCGATATATTAAAATCCTGAGCATTTGTATCATTTCTGGCTAGAAGCGAGAACCTTTTGCCTCCACCAGTAATTCTCTTTTTTCTATTAAGAACATCTGCACCACCAAGGACATCTGTGCCCAGAGTAAAAGAACCAAGACCTACTCCAGAATATCCCATATTAAACTGATATGTATCTTCATATGAACCATCCCAAAAGACATCTACGTCTAAATCATAACTACCCTTTGGTTCGAGTATCAACTCAAGAAATTGTCCTCTTTTCCTTTTTGCAGATAATGATTTATCAAACCAATTAAAATCATCATGTGCTGTCTGAAACTTACCTTCATAACCAGTACTTGTATCTTTAGTTCTCGCTTCTTGGTCCAGCTTCCATACATAACCATTGCTATCACCAACAAGTGGAAGAAATGTATTATCAGATTCTTTTCTTATCCAAATAGAAACACAGTCATTTTGGTCACTGAATCTAAATCTTTGGAGATTAGGTCTGTTAAAATCAATTACAACCTGCATATCATTATTCGCACTGCCTGATTTTGTCAGGGCAAATCTTGCCTCTCTTTTCTTTGGATACCAAACAGCTTGGCACTTGTCAAGTTTTGAGAAATTTATATTCTCATGTATCCATACATCCATATCAGACTCTTTAGATAAATTTCTTGCAGATACATCACCAAACTCTTGTACTGCAGAAAGTAATTGAAAATTACCACTATTATCTAAAAATAAAATATCATCATCTACTGCCACCGCACATAAAGGACTTACTCCACCAGTACTTTTATTAAGCCTGACAACCTTCCAATCAGCCGCATCAACAGCAGTTGTATCTATAGCATAAATACCCAGAGGAAATTTCCAAACAATAAGATACCCTTTATATGATAGTGCTGCTACAATCTTCTCGCCTTCACCGGGAAATATCGGCATTGAACTTGTTATATCTTCATGGTTAGACGTATCGCTATAATAAAATCTATGGGGGTCGTTAGCATTGCCAGCAGCCCACAATCTTGCCTCATGATTTACCCCTAATGTTGGCTGGTTAGAACCTGTCCAGTCGGATGGCTGTGTTCCTGCACCATTTGTTGCAGGAGGGGTAGCCCCAAGTGAACCATCAGCTATATTATCAGTATAAACAGTTGTGGTATTATCTGATAATGTAGCTAATAATTTATATGTTGCCCCACCACCTTCGGTTCTATATATCTTTCTGGAAGAAACGCTGCCATGTGATGATACAGGTATTGATGTTAAAGAAACTTGACCATCTCCTCCTGTTGGAGTTATGTTGGAACTTACTGTTCCAACCGTGGTTTCACCATTTGCGTTAACATATGTAATCTTATAAGTATATACAACACTGGTATCAAGATTGCCAGCACCAGCACCAGCCAGTGCAACTGTAGGTGCTGTTGGAGTAGTCACCCCTGTCGCACCTATATCTGACGTTGTTGCCCCGTCACCAGAAAGTACTTGAGGTGCATCTACCCCATTAAAAAAGAATAACTTTTTATTATTAGCAGCTTCTTCACTTCCAGCTTCAACAAATACTCCAAGAGCAGATGTGTCAAGTGAAGATTTCAATGTAACAGCAAAATCACCACCACCAGTATCTTTTAATAGTTTACCAGCATTAGTGTATACAACCATTCTTTGCGTACCTGTTGTATCTGGATTCCAATCATAACCACTAAGAATTGCTGTATTGCCAGTAATTGGAGTACTATTATATTTGGTACTCCCACCTTCCTTCCTCATGCTCCCTCCTGCATAGTCTATATTCATTGCCTGAATAAGCTGAGTAGGTTGTGTTTGTGCCAAGTTCTTAGTACCAGTAAATCCATCTGTACCGATTGGCAATTCTACTATAAATCCTTTATATCCCATTAGAGAACTATATTTCCCTTCCTTTTATGATTGATAAGATTCTACTTCATAGTCAAGTGGAGCTAATAAATCCCATCTTGGAACAATAGCACCATAAGTACCATCCATCATTGAAATTCTAGCTTGGTTCTCCCTTGACATAGAGAGTAATCCTTGCTTTGCAGCAAGACCATATGTTTCTGACCTGTCATCATTCATGTCCATAAGCAAATCAAATAGTGCTATATTACCAATGATATGACGATACCTAAGTGGTACTTCCGGCTCTTCACTGCCACTATCAGTAAGGTCTGCAGGTCTTTTTTTATACCAATAATTAACCCTAACAAGTTCATCTACCGCATACTTATTAAACATTATAGTTGTATCATCAACATAAGCAAACTTATTGGGAATACCTCCCCCAATATTTTGCAGTGGAGGCAACTTGTTCAAACTAATACCGTCAATTCTTCCCTCATTATTATTAACTCTGTTCGCCATCATTGGTGCTAGGATTTCTATTGCATCAGAGGCTAATGTATAATCTAGTTTAAACAATGTATAAGAAGCTGTCGCATCCGTGCTCCCCGTATATACCGAATCTAATGTTAGCGTGTCCGATGATGCTGTATGAGCCGAGACCCTGAATACATCCTCATGCCCATCTACTTTAAAATATCTGTCATCCATATCTACCGCCTGAGCAGCAGACAATGTTGCAGTGACTGAATCATTGGTTACCGATACAGTCCCAGTAGTTATTGCTGTCTGCAATGTGAATGTACTCCTAGCTCTAAGCCAAGTCCAGTCCTCATTAATATCAACATCAAACTCACTACCACCAGTCCATATTTTTCTATATGCAGCGTTTACATACTCAAGAGCCTTGGAGTCGTAATCAGAAGTTCCATCTATCTTTTCTCCAGCCTTAAATAATATGTAAGCTATAATGTCTGATGTGTATTTAAAGTTAGCCATAAATATTCCTTTAATCAAATAACATAGGGACAAACGTAGCTATCAATCCAACTACTATTCCTACAGCACCTGTGTAGCAAAGTATCTTTGTTGTATTGATAGTTACCTGTTTGTCAACCTCTGTAACTTTATTTCTTATTGTCTTTATTTCCTCAGCAACCTTAATGGTATTAGAAACTATCTTCTCTCCCAGCGTGTTCACATCCTTTTCCATCACTATTTCTCTCTGTTCCATTAAGGCTATGTCAGTCTTAATTCCCTTTCCACCATTTCCAAATAAAAAGCCATCAACCTTATTTAAAAAATCATCTATACGTTCATCTGTCTTTTTCCTACCAACCTCATTAGTTTTAATAAGAATCATTACATCGTCTAACTTTTTGGTAAATGATATTTCTAGGTCGCTTATTTCTTCCTTCACCTTGTCACATTTGGGATAATAATTAAACCCTTTATTTTCCCCCCACCATTTTTTCATTTAACTCAGTCCATTAATTGCTTTATGCCTCGCCTCATCATACTCTGGAGTAGTTCCACCAAGGGCATAATTCTGCTGGTTTCGGTCTCTAAGTTCACCAATTTTACTTTTGTTCCAATTATTAGTTCTTGAATAATAACCTACTATTCTAGTTACGCCTTCAAGTACAATCGGAGTTCTTTCATTTTTAATACAACTTACAATTTGTGCAGGGGGCACTTCCTGTATTTCGTTTACAGAAATCCTTGCAAATGCTCCTTCTATTCCTTCGTTTATAGCAGTATTTCTTATTATAAGTGCGTCTCCATCATCTGTCAACTCGCTACAATGTACTTCCAATACTTCATCTTTATCTATTAAATTTACAAATCCTTCTATACCACTTACTTCGCACTTATCCAATACCGCTATAGTCATATGCTAACTCCCTCTTTCTTTAAATTTCCTAGTTATATCTCGTTCCCATTGAACAAGAATCTCCCTCACTACCCTTCTATCAAACATTGCCTTATTAGGCTCTTTCATTTCGATTGGGACCCCCATTGCTTTCAATAGTTTATTTACAACCTTGTCAACTTCCATTGCTCATTCTCTTTGCTGCTGATTTACCAATTAAAAAGATAGCTGCAATTTCAATTATATGACTAGATATTCCTACTGGAATCTCAATGCCATATGTACTAATGGCATCAAATACCATCATAACGACACCCGTTATAAATGATTTTGATTTCCAAATACTTTTCATAAGTCTCTCCTTATTGTGTTGGTGATAACAACGGATTCACTGTCTTGTCCGTAGTTGCATGGTCTACTTTAACACCAGATATTGTACACCCACCCACAAGTAGTACAGAAATAAATAATGTTATAAAAAAAAATAATATACCCTTCTTCATAATAGTCTCCCCTAATCTTTACTTAAAACTAGCACTACTGTCGTGCTCGAACCAGAACCCCCACTGGAACTTGGTCGTATCATCAATGGGTTTTCCCCTACTTCTTCTATGCCAGCTGCAGTTAAAGCTATAGCCGTTTGCCCTTTATCTGTTAGTGCTGCATAAGTTGTTCCGGCATCATTTGAACCTTGTGCTATAACTGTCGCTGAACCAAATGTTCCTTTTACCTGAAAACATTTCCTGTTATATTGTGCCGTTGTCACGCCAGTGCAAGTATCACTGTCCCCTATACTTGCCCATGTAACTACCACAATCCCCTTTGGATTGCTATTTGAATCTACTGTTGGTGTTATCGTTGCCATTCTTATTCTCCTATATTATTGACAATTAATTACTCTATTCATTCATCCCCTTCCACCTTGTAGACTATACCCTCTTTAGCTGCGGCTTCTACTGGTGTTTCCTTAACCTCTTTTCCTATAACAGCTTTCACTGTCTTCTTCTTTTTACCTGCGTTCCTCTTGCGTGTATGCATACCTATATGAATACCCTTCTGTGTTAGCGGAACTGATGCCATACAATCTTTCTCAGGACAATCATACTTTGGTATTGATACTTCACAATGATTCTCTTCTTCTTCAGGAAGAACTAACCCAACCCTATCCCTGCCTTCCTTGCTACACTTCCTAGCGAGTACCCAGAACCATTCGGGAATCTCATTATACTTTAGGGCTGGAGTTCCTTCTCCTGTCCATACCTGACCATTCTGAGCGAATAGTATTCTGTCTCTACCATCCTTATCAGGTTCACCTTTTTCATTGACTCGGTCAGATAGTCTTATGTAATGATTCTCATTGACCAACTTTACCTCGTCTATCTTGCCTTCAACTCTCTGGTAATCATGAACCCTACTTAAAGTTAATCCTTCTACTTCTTTTACCTCTACCATACTAACCTCCTTAGGTTATAATGTTAAATGAATAAAGTTTCACAAAACTTGATTCCTACCAACCATAAGCTATAATCTCAAATGTACTTGCCGCTGGTGCTACTGAACTTGCGATTTCCTGTAAAACTATATCTGCTCCACCGCCATCTGCAGGGTCTTTACTTACATAACCTTTCAGCGTTGAATTTGTCTTATCCCATTCCCATACATAGGCAGTAGTTGTACCTGCATCAAGGGCAGAATCTACAATTATCACACTATCTATACGTTCAATCATTCCCAATGTTTCTCTTGTTGGAAACGGTATCCCTGCTGTGGGATAAGTATCTGACCCATCACCTATTGTTAGCGTACATTCGTTTTCTCGTTGACCACCTTTAATTCTTGTTTTATTTACTGTTACTGTCCAATCACCAACTGCTAGTGCTGCCATAATTAATCCTCCTATAAAACTGAAGTAATAAAGTACGATGAGCCTTTCACTCTCGCCCTATCCCAACTCCTCTTTATCATTCAGATAAATCTACTTATCCAGCAGTCATCGTGCTAATATTAGCTGCGGTTTCTGCTGATGGTTCTACAACAACAAAAGGGAATCCTTCTGATGTAGGCGTTCCACCTGCATCAACGACATCAAGTTCAAATGTTATGATATCACCTGCTTCTGCTGTGAGCAGACTTGAAGGGTCTTCATAAACACAATTACCTGCTGCAGTTGTGCCGACAGTTAAAGTTCCAATCAGAGTACCAGCCGCTATCGTACCATTAAATACTTTAATAGTAGGAGTAGTGGTCGTACCAGCTGCAACTGTACCAACTGTAAAACCAAATCTTTTTATTACACATTTGTAAGGAACTACCGCTACGGCAATCGCCTCACCTGCTGAAATGGTATCCAGTTTAGCACCAGTCACACCCCAGTCGGTTGAAACAACTACACCCTGAATTAGCGGAAGGCTTACCCATGATTCATCTCCATAAGCCATATTAAAATCTCCTTATCAAAATTAAGTACTACCAACATGAACAATCTTAGCCTGACCAGCATTAGCAGCTGTCCAGATTGCCCCCATACCAAGAACGCCATACCAAGCAACGCCCTTGTCACGACCATAATCACCAGCAATCTTAGCTCTGAGTTCAGGTTCTTGAACGGTTGCAATAGCTATTGCATCCTGTCCAAAGACAACACCTTCACCAAGAACATTAGATGTACCTACTTTACCGAGACCTAAAGTTCCGGCATTGTTACCATGATTCGTGTCAATAACTCTAATGTTTTCTATCTGACCTACTTCGCCATTTTCCTTAGCAGCTGGACCGACATACTTATGCCATTCCACCCAATCGGAATCCCTCATTAAACCACGAACTGCGAGATGCCTGAATATACCAACATACTTGTCACCCTCTAAAGGCGGTGTTAAGTAAGTATCATAGAGCAAGTCATAAATCTGCTCCATGTGATACATATTCATGTTATTAGTAGCTGCGGAGGTAAACGAAGAGCCAGTTGTGGTATCAGCAGATGTAACACCTGTTGGGGTATATTTTACCTGTGTAGTCTTGAAAGCTGCAGAAGCAACTGTGTCAAGGCTTAAGGTCATCTGCTCTCTAAGTCTCGCTTGTACGCTGTTCTCAATGTCAACAACCGATAAATCTTCAGCCAAAGATGTGAAAGGTACAGAACGACCATACTCACTAACAGTGATGCTAGTGGTTGTGATTGCATATGTATCTTCACTAATCTTTGTGCCTTCAGTTAGTGCCGCACTTGTTGGCTCTGATATTGCAGCTATTCTAGTAAGAGTTACAGTTTCACCCTTCTTCTTACCGAATCCATCTACAGGTTTTGCGAAAGGCATGAACTTAGTATTAGCTACAGCCGTTTCGTAAATCTTAGATGACATAGCGTGACTCTTAAATACGCCTGAAGGGGAATCAAATCCCCATGTGTACTGAGCCATGTTAAAAATCCTCCATTACTTATTGTCTATAAGAGCTTGATGTTTCTTTGCCCTGTTCTTCTTGAGTATCTGTGTTGTTGTTAGGCGTTCAAACCCTTCCTCTTTTTTGCCTATACTTCCATATGCACTTCTGTTGCCAGCTCCTTCGGAATAATTGTTGTTATCACCAGCACCATTGTTACCAAAATTCTTAGCTATACCAAGATAGTAGGCTCTTGTGTCATCAGCCATTCTAGCCCTAGTTGCTGCGTTATCTGGTAAATGTTGATACTTTGCTAACTCACTCATTATCCTACTCTGAACATCTGCTCGGATATCACTACGCCCTAAATCACGGTGCTCACGATAGAAGTTATCCCAGAACCTAGCACCAGACTCCCTTTGGGTTTGGTCTTGGCTATATTCTTGTCTTAGTTCCTGTCGCATCTCGTTCTTTAGATGGGCAATAGCCGCATTGGCATCCTCATAGATGGCGGTCTCATAGTCGTATCCAGCAGGTTTGTCATCAGATGTAATTTGTCTAGCAATACCCTGACTAACTGAATCCCTTTGGTACTTCCTAAGCTCGCCTAGCTCTTCCGAAGTCTCTCCCAGTTTCCTGTCCATGCCCTGCCTTTCGGCATTAATGGCTTCAGCTACTGCAGCTGGGACTTCGTACTCTTGTCCTGACATTACAATTCTGACTCCTGAGTCATCAGGTAACTCTTCTTGTTCACCAGTATCAACAACGATATCTTCTATCGGCTCATCAACTGGCTCATTCTCTTCTTCCATTTTACTGTTCCTTTCGGTCTTGGCAAAATTATAAAATTAATACTTCTTCCCTCGCCAATCTTTTACGAAGGTAACCTTTCCAGCTTCATACTTAACTTCAAAGCCACCAAAGGATTTATCTTTTGCAAACTCATCCATGATTATAACAATATCTTCTCTCGGTATAATATTGTCACTATGCTTACTATAGTTTTTCTCAACCAATGTCATTCACCGTACTCCTTAACTCTGCGATAGAAGCTATTACAGCAAAGGCTTCTTGTGCAGTTAAATTATCTCTATACTTAGATACGGCTCTGTTTATTATATGGTCTTGTCGTTTCTTTATTGCTCTCTCAAACTCTCTCTTAAGAGCGTTCCTTTGTGCTTCACCTTGTGCATCAGCCATAAGATACCCCCTTGTGCTGTGCTACAGCACCGGGCAGCACCAGCCCAGAACCTTCTCTGCCCTCCAAAGCTCTTATACTTTTACAAGCGTGAGCCAGTAAGAATATAGTCTCATCTAGGGCATCAGATAAGAAAGCAAC